CGGTGTTCATCGTCTTCAACTACTAACTTCCCCTCTTCGGTTCTCCAAGATTTGTATATTTGATTTTCATTATTAGCAATAATCATGGATTACCCTCAATTAATTCTAGGCGCACGAATAAGAATTCTGTTGCTTGAACAAGCAAAGACCGGAGACTCGTCTTTCAAGAAAAGCCAAAACGGTTCGTTGAAGAATTTATAAATTGGTGCAGAGATTTCAACAATACTAGCATCGCCTAGACTTGTCAAGGGCATGATATACTTCGTAAAGTTTTGAGAATTTGAATTCGCATAAATCGCTAGTCCTTCCGATTCCAAATAACTTAGTTTGAATCCGGTTCCAATTCTTTCGGCCATTTGCACCGTGCTTGCGAATTCTTTGTCGTCTACTTCTAGAGCCGTTTCAAAGACAGTTTTTCCAAAAGAAGGGAGAATGTCTTGGTCAAAATAACCTTGAAGGTCGCTTGACAAAGGCATAGAATTTTTCTTTACCATGTCAATAGAAGACTCATATGGATGTTCATTCATAATAGAAATTCGCAAGCCCGTGTCTTCCGAGAAGAGATAAAGTCTACCTCTTTCTGTGCGGAAAGAAATAGTATCTCCGAAGCCCTTCAAGAACCCGTTTGTGTTAGCAGTATCAAATACAATTTTAGTATTCAATAACAGCATATCTTCATTCTCAATGGGCTCTGCCGGAATAGCACACATGGTAATTGTAGACATGTCGGCGTTCCAAATGTTCAAAACATATTCTAAATTTCGCTTAACCGCTTCAAGACAGATATATTGGCCTAGATTTGCGCTCTTGTTGAAGTATTTACCTTTCAGCATACAGTCATCTACTGCCTCTCTAAACTCTTTAGCGTCTACTCTAAAATTCAAATACTCATCTCCTTTAGTTGCGGAATACCTTCCCAATTAACTTCGCCTTCGTTATCAAAAGTGCAGAATGGGATTTTCTTACCAACCATCTTAGGGAAGTATTTGCTACTCTTGATTGTAGCCACATACTGCGCTCCCTTGATTGTCATGCGCTGATTTGTGCGAATGACTGTGTGTAGTTTGGAATCTACTCGGTTCCAAATAGCCTTTGCTGGCTCATCTCTAAACGGTTCTTTCGTGTGCGTAATGAATAAACGATGGCACTCAAGAGAGATGGCCTCACCAATCACGGTCTTGAAAGGATTGTTTCTTTGATGCCACTCTTGTTGTTTTTGTGGTTTGTAGGGGCGCATCCTAGAGTTTTCCATGCCGGTCATGTAGGTTGTGCAGTCGTCTAACCAAGAGTCTACACCATCCCAAACAAACAAAATCGGCTCACTACTCTTCTTAATTTCATTAGCAACATGAGCAATAAATGTTCTAATGTTGCCTTGAGTCTTGTAAGGGTCGGAGTCTCCGTTTTCATCCTTAGCATTCGGGTTGTAAATCACAACTCGGTTCGTAGAGTTGTGGTTTGTTTTCCAAGTGGGAACGGCCCCGACATCACAATCCAAGTAGTAGGTCTTAAGGCCGGTATCCATCGCTAGTCCGGATTTTCCGGTCTTCGCTTCACCTTCAATTCCAGCGAGAAGCAAATGCTTCTGCGCCATATATTCCTGCTGTTGTGCTTGTAGGATGGCGTCAAAACCTTCCAACTTAATTTCTGTTTCTTCTTTTTTGTTCATCATTATTTTCACCTAAATTTATTTTTATTGTCATTCAATTTTTTCCAATGTTCTGTTAATTCGTCCAACTCTTGTTTGGAATTCAAAATGATTCTCACTTCTTTTGTTCCGATGTGGAGTTTGATGTGGTAGTTTTGGTCTTCCCAATTCTGTTTGAGAGTAATGAAATTGACTTGCTTCAAATCAACAGTCCACTTGTCCTCAAAAGAAATATATTGCCCATCGTATTCCAACATTAGACCTCTCTCCTATCCGAATCAAAAGCCCATGCTTTGTATTCCAAAAAGAAGTTTTGGAATATGTCAAACTCGCATTCTTCAAGAATGTAGTCTTGAGCCGCCGAGTGTATTTTCAATAGAACCTTTTTCTTGTTCTCAAGGAATTCCCAAGAGATGTGTTGTATGTTTTCGTAGCGAATAAACGCTCTTGAAGTTTCAATTGTTTTTGTTGTAATGTTCATGTAATCACCTTGAATGGATAGGGCATCGCACCCATCCGAGCGTCAGTTTATCCCTTGACCCACGCTTACGCCAAGACACGAGGATAGGGTGGATTAAGCCCAACACCACCGTCTACCCTTGGGAATGGTGATTGGTATCAAAACCAATCCAAGTCTTCCTCCGTTGCTTGCTCAATCTCAACAACTTGGCCACGGCGCTCTTTGACAAACATACCGCTCACATTGATAGTGACGGGTTGCAGTCCTTCATCCGTTTCTCGTTGGGAGGTTCGTCCCACAACAGTAACCGTTGAACCGATACCGAAGTCAATTTCAATGCCTTCGGGAATCCAACAGGTGACCATGCCTTCTTCTTCGTAATCAAACTCTGCCGTAAGGTCAGTAATGTTGATGATACGATTTCCGTTAGCGGTAGGGGTCATGTTGATGTTGCACACTGTTCCGTTTGTGATAACGAAGCGTTCTGCCACCGGCTTGTCCAGCATATTGGAGTGGGCTTCTTGGAGATTACCAAGATACACAACATGGTTAGGGGCCGCAGAAGCAATCAAGTTATGCTTGTTCAAGGCCGAAGTATCTCTGTAAAGTTCGCCTTCGGGGTCTTGTTCGTCGTTCATTCGTAGACTTCCAATCGTCTTATCGGTGAAACCGTAGATGTAGCCATCTCGGTTAGAGTCCTTAATGACGACCATGCTCAACCACTTGAAAGTGTCCGGCTGGAAATCAATACCACCCTTGTTCTTGTAAGAAAACTTGTAGAGTTGATACTGTTCATCATCGTGAACCTTACCGATGAAGATACCACTTCGTCGCATCACGGGGTTGAGAGGCTTACCGTAGTTTGCATTCTCTCCTCCGTTTTGATAACGAGGGGTGTTGTCAAGAGGGATGATGATAGAACCATCTTCCAACTCTTGGACACAATCGGGGAGTTTCTTCACCATCTTGTTTTGAACCTCGTCGTTGTGGTATCGGGAAACCGAGTAGAATCCGTTCTCGCCTTCTTCAACAATAGCGACAAAGCCGCTCTTGTGGGCGTTGAATGGGTCTTCCTTCCACTCTTCAACGGCTCGTCGTCGGCTGTATTCGTTCAAATCTCTAGGTTGTTCTAGAGAGATGAAGAAGCCAAAGGCTTGCTTAGCAAGTCCTCCTCCGCCACCGCTTGTTTCGTTGTTCGTAGACTTCCTACTACGGATAACTTGTGCCGCATAACTACGCCACATGGCAATAGCCACGGGGTTATCGGATGCAAGGTTGCCGTTCTCCGCTCGTATTTCATCAAATTTCAGTTGGGCTTCCTCAACGGAAATACCCAACTTCTCTGCCGCTTTCGCAATTTCGTTTTGCATTTTTTTTCACCTCTTTATATTAGTTGGCCCACCATCCATGAAGCAAGTAATTTCGGGGTCATGGTGGTGGAACGCCACTCCCCTTCTCCAATCACTCGCAGGAATTTCAATTTCATTTTAGCCTCCATATCACATCGGATGATGTATTCATGCAATCCAATGCAGATTTCCTTAGCGGAACGACCTGCGTAGATTGACTGATGAATTTTTTCCAATGCTTCTTTTGTATTTTTATTAATTATTGCTGTTGTTATTTCTTCATACTCTTGAAGGCCTTTCTCAATTTGTCTCGTCAATGTTGTTCCCGATACGATGCTGGCCTGCAACTCGGTGAGCGTCCTACGCAAATCACCTTGTAGAGAGTATATGAACGCTCCCAATTCATCTTCGGGAGGGATTCTGTGACCCTCCTTTTGTAAAACCTGTTTGACAATACGACCGACTAAATCCAACGGAAGCGGATTAAATCGGTAGTTTGCACACCGGCTTTGTAGGGCATGAATGATTTTATTTCTGTCATTACAAGTAATGATGAATCGGATGTTCATAGAATATTTTTCCATGATTCTTTTCATGGCGTTTTGAGCATCTCTTGTCATACCGTCCATCTCATCTAGAAGGATGATACGGAAAGGCACATTATCGCCAATAACTGCGCTCTGTGCAATCTCCTTAATCTTGGTTCTAACAGTTTCTAGTTTTCTATCATCCGAAGCATTTACTTCAAAGAAGTTAGCATCCGTTTCTTCTCCAAGAATAGCCTTAGCAAGAACAAGAGCAATCGTTGTTTTACCTGTTCCCGATGTTCCGTGAACGAGAATGTTTGGCATATCTTTGATTAAGACCCAATTCTCTGCGTCCATAACAAAATGTTCCTGCCCTACGATTTCAGCAAGTTTCGTTGGTCTGTATTTTTCTGTCCACAGCATATTCATTCCTCCTTCAAAGTCCAAAGAGTGGACTGATGCCACATATCTCCTCTACCGACAGTAACATAACCTGCCTTGCAGAATTGCTTACTGCGTAGAATTTGACCTACAGAAGTGGTGTTTGTTCTTCTTCTCGGATTCATTTCCTCTAGTCTTTCTACTAGAGCAAAACAAGTCAGCGGTCTTTCTTTTTGTAAAATTTTAATTAAATCATTTCTAATATTAATCTTCTTTGTTGTCATTATTTTCACCTTTCCATTTCCATATAGCATTTTTATTTTTGGAATCGCTTACAAATTCTTTCCTCTTAAGGATAGAACCTAATTGGCTAGAACTAATACCGTGCTTGGTTGTTCTATTGATATATTCATACACTTGTTGTGTGGATTTAGCGCCACTCTTAAGTGCATCTCTAACAGCATCTACTACTCTCTTCGTCAAAGGAATTCCTCCAATGTTTTCATTTTGGGTTTCTTTGGTTTATCTTTATGAATCTTCTTTTCACCCAAACCCATGAGTCTACATTCTTCATTATTGTATTTCTTTTTGGCAAACTTTACGAAGTCTTCGCTCTCAATCAGTTGCTTGAACAGGCGTTCTTCGTCGGGTTTCAACCCTACTCGCTTGAGTAAGCGAGGAGCCTTTGAGTATTTCCCTCTTTGTGCCATGTTCGTTTTGCGAAATAACTTACCGTCATGTGTGTAGGAAAGCATCTCGTAGAAGTATTCTTGGGGCCAACGACGCTTCACCACACCATCAATGAACAGTAATTTGTTAGGGTGTAGGTTTTCTGTCAGCCAAGAAATCATTTGGGTATCCGAGGGCTTGTTGAAAAGAAGTAAGTCCTTCACCAACTCCCTATCGCTGTTCCTCAAGTAATCGTTTACGAGCGTAAAGACATCTCTCTCAAATGAAAGGGGTTCTTCACTCCTCGGTGCGAAGCCTTTGATGGATTCACGGAGATGCTTCTTCGTGCCTACATTCTTAATTTTGCATATGTTGAGTATTTCTTTTGGGATGTTCTTGCGATTTTTGGATGTCAAAACTACAGTCCCACGATAGGAACGAATAGTGTTTACAATTTCTTTTGTGTTTGGATTGAAGTCTACATCTTCTATGATTATTCCTAACTCAACAGGAACGGAATAAATATCTGCGATTTCTATTTCGTTAGCGTAATAGTATAGGGCATTGGGTAGTAAAGATTTTACTAGAGTCGTCTTGCCTGTTCCTGTCTTACCGACATAGATTTCACTTCTTTTCGTATTCATTGTTGTTAGTCCCATTATCCTCACCGTATAATATTTTAATTATTTTATTAAGTCCTTCAAGAGTTTTATGTTCTTTATCTTCTACCAAATCCGATACCATTTTGAATGTAGTCAATTTCGGGTTTAAATAGTGTAGTGTGTCCGGAATCAATCCGGCGGCAATACACGCAGAATTCTTCCCCAATCGCACAAGGCTACCTTGCAGACTGTGAGGCATACCATACATGTTCAATGCTCTAGAAAAGGCCGCTTGCATATCGTATGTTCTAAAGGAGACATTCGCCTGCATCCTAATGTGATAACCGATGGCGGTCGTTTCGCTTGGTTCTATTTTCACAATAAAATTTCCCTTTGCTAGAAAAATTCCTATGACCATGTTCCTATCTAACATTTTCAACACCCATTTCAACTATCAATTTGTAATCTATTTTCTCAAATCTTAGAAATTTTTCAATTGCTTTCTTGGCCTCGTTTACATCCACGCCCGAAAGGTAAACAACCAATCCTTTTTGTTCAAAATCAAAAAGGTATCTAGTTGGGTTCTTTTTGTAGAGGAGCCAGCGACCTAGGTAGTTTGTCAAAACTTGGCGCTGAAAAACATCTAACTCCCGTTCAAGAGTATATCTAACCAACCTTTTGTTTAGAAGTTGATTGAACATATCTTTATTCATTTTTTCCACCTAGTAGAGATTGATTACATCTGTAATTGTGTTGATTTCACTCAACACTTTGTCTTCCCTAAACCGAGTCTTGCGGGGAAAGCGAAGACCATACTCGCCCTTGTTGTTGCGAGAAACCGCATCAGCATCTACGGAGATGATGATTTGTGGCATTAATCTATACTCGCTCGTTTTAGGATTCCAAGAAGATACAATCCTCTTACATCTACTCGTGAGGGAATGCAATTCGTCATCTGTGAAACCATTACCTACTCTTCCAATTGACTGATAGCCTGTATCGGAGGTGTCATCCTTAACAGCAATTTCAAAACTTGTAAGGAGATTTGATTTGGAATGTTCTCCGGTTTTAGCGCCAACGATGACTACATCTAAGTCTACACGGCTTGGTTTATACTTAATCCAATCACGCTTTGCAGGGTTGTAGAATCCTTGAAGGTCTTTCACCATAATGCCTTCAAAGCCTTCCGAGATGGCTCGGTTGTAGAAAGCCATTGGGTCGCCACCGATTTGATAGTGGGCGATGTCTCCTCCGAAACCCATGCCTAGTTTATTCCATCTTTCTCGCAAGATGGAGTTTAACATAGAGGTTCCTTCCCATTTCAAACAATCAAAAGCCACCCACTTCACTTCAACAGTAGAGGCCTTTTCCCAAGTCTTGGAGTGGACTCTTGTTCCCATCTTCTTATGTTCATCGGGAGAACCGTCGCTACGGATAGGATAAATCTCTCCATCAATGATGAAGTTATCTGCCTTGTATGTTTTTACTCTCTCTACGACATCAAGGAATTGATGAGTAACAACCTTACCTCTTCTGTTAAAGATGATGACTGAATCACCCTCTCTATGAATTTGGTAGCGGTTCCCATCATACTTAATATCGTAAACGACTTCTCTCGGCCATTGGCTAATCGGCTTAACCTTTGCCAACATGGGTTTGATAAACTTACCATGTTGTAGGGTCGTGGGGACGGTTTTATCACCAATGTAGCATTCAACGACAAAGGAAATGTCATTGAATGCACAATCCAATTCTACTGTAGCCAAGGGAGTATCAAATCTTTTTGCTAAGGCCTTGTAGACACCCTTCGTTTGTATCCCAATGTTTGGCGTCCTAATCCAAAACTTGGAAAACCATTTTCTACCGATGTCGGAAAGGCCCTCAAAGAAACCTTTGAATTCCGTAAAGTCTTCATCTTTGGAGAAATCCTTCTCCAAGAAGAGAATCAACTCTTTTAAAGAAATAGGAGAGTGAGTGTCTTTGGCTTCCATGATTCTAACAGTCTCCCCGAAATCTTCGGTGGACTCGTAGAGCATATCAAACTCTTCATCAAAGATTCCAAAGAATCTGCAAATCCATGCTTTGGCTTTGTTCATTCCAACATTGTTCTTGTTTAAGTCAAGTGTTAGAAGTTTCGCAAGTGTAGGTAAATCCCCATCTTCTGCGTTTGAAAACATTGAGGAGATGTAGTCTACCTTTGCATTTGTTCCTTGTAGTTTTTCTAGTGTTTCTAAATTCATCGCTAGTCTTTGCATTCTTATTCCTCTTGGGTATTGTCATTCGTATTCTGTTCTGTAGTATTGAGAATCATTTGATTTATTCTTGTAAAGTTTTGAAGCAAGGTTTGGGTTGCTTCGGCAAGGTCGGGTCTGCCGACTGATGTAGCGGCCAACTGCATATAAGTCAAAGACCCCATGACAATAGGCAGGCTCACATCAATGATGCGGTGTTTGTGGACGAGTAGCCAATGGACGACAAAGGCTCCACGGAGGGCATCGTTGGTGTTTAACACGACAGGCCATGAGTTGTTGAAGTCGGCTTGCATCTCTTCACTCAATGGAGAGTGCTTTCTATTGGTTAGTCCACTTGCCCATTTTTCAAATTCAACTTTTGATTGTGATAATAGTTTGATTTTGCTTAGTTTCATAATTTTTCCTCCTCTTCTAAAAAATCCTGACGGTATTCCTTGTATTCCGAAATAAGATTCTTCTCCTCTAAGAAAAGAACCATTATTTCCCATTCCTTTTCCCAATCTACGATTCTATCTTTATCTTCAACAAACTTAATTTTTCCCAAATTTCATTCCTCCATATCTTTCAATAATTTCAACATTGTATTGAATTCCAACTTGTTCAAGCGTATTCCCTTTCTCGTTGGCTTGTCGTCTTTATACCAACGAATGTCTACCACTTCTTTTCCGTAGTAGGTTCCTTGATGAATCTTGATTTGATTCGTTTCATCTCTAACGACTCTACCTTGAAAATCTAGAGTGTCACTCATTCAATCCACCCCTCGGCAAACTTCTTCAATTCTTTTCTTGAAACGAAGTATCTTGGGGTTTCTAATTCGTCTAAACGATTGACAACCCAACAGGTTCCTCCCAATGAAGAGATTTGAACAATCTCGTATTGAGCGTTCTCTATCTTGATAACTTCTTTTGTATTTATTTCCGGAGTCAATCCGTAAGAGCGTGTAATCTCCGAGGCTACATCGTGAATGTTATCAACTACATACTTGATGATGTGCGCTCTTTGAATGGGAATCTTAGGCGCCACATCTATCTTCAAATGTCCGGCCATGTTGCAGACCTTACACTTGTTGCCTTCACAAATAGGGCATAGAATCTGCGCCTTGTGTGGTGCAGGAAGAGTGACTGTAACTGCTCTCTTCATTTCCTCTCCACCATAAGCCCAATAGGTTTATTTTCATCATTAGTAATTTCAGTAGTTTTTACTAGACTATTCTTTTTCAGTTTTTCAACTACTGAAAAAACTCGGTCATTGGTAATTCGTCTATAATTTAACAAAAAAGGTCTATAGTCTAAGACTTCTTCTTTATCAAGAATAGCACCGACAATCGCTTTTTCCGCAACCCCCTTCCCTTGTAGGGTAGGAGATATTGACAGATGAATCTCGGCTATTCGTCCTCCGTTGAAGTCTTTGTAGGGGTCTAAACTAGACCAATTTCTAAATTTAAGATGTAGGATGATTTGGTCACCCATTAGATTTAATTCGTCGTCAATAAATCTAATTTCAACAAAATAGCCGTAATCATATGAAATTGGATGGTAAAGACCACCCGATTTCATCACTTCTTTCCAATCCATTTCTAACCCTCCCAACAATCGGGGCAAAAGTCCCCATCAACTAAATGAGACTCAAGAAAACTCCTTGAGCAAACCACACACTCTGCCATACTACTCCTCTAAAAGAACGGCGACTTCCGTGGTTAAAAACATGAGGGCAATTGAAAATGCCGCAGATAAACTGCTTTTGGTTACCTTTACGGGGTCAATAACGCCAGCGTCCCAAAGATTCTCTACTGTTCTCGTCTTTGCATTGAACCCAATCATTTCTTCTGCGTGGATGTCATCCCAAAGTTTGGGGTCAGCATCAGCATTTTCTAGAAGGACTTCTGTAGGAGTCAAGAAGATGTCCGAGAACATCGGGTGCATCTTCTTGATGCTGTTCAAGTGAGAGAAGGCTTGGATAATACCTAAGCCACCACCGACGATTACACCTTCTTGTAAAGCGGCTTTTGTCGCATTGAGAGCATCGTCAAGTCTCTCCTTCGTTTCTCGCAACTCTACGCTTGAACCACCCCCAACACGAATGACTGCGACCCCTCCCTTCAATCGGGCGATTCTCGTTGTCAAACGCTCACGAATCCAATCATTATTTGCAGACTTGTAAAGTTCAGTTAGAGATTCTACTCTTTCGTTAATCTCTTGTTCTCTGCCTTCGCCTCCAATAATTGTAGTGTTCACTTGATTCAAAACAACTTTTTCGCAAGAACCGAAACAGGATGCGTCAATAATCCTCATGTCGTCTTTGGCTTCGTTGGAGAATAACTTGCCGCCTACAACAGAAACGATGTCCTTCAACTCGTCAAGTCTAGCATCCCCGTGATTAGGGGCTCTACAGACTCCAACTTGGATTCTACCTTGAACAACATTCGCTAGAACATTGGAAAGTGCAGAGCCTTGTAAGTCTGCACAAATGATAAGCAAAGGTCGGCTTTGCGAAGAAGCGTATTCTAAAGAAGGTAATAAATCTGCAAAGTTTAGAATTGCTTTGTTAGTTGCTAGAACAAGAGGTTTCTCTAGAACGCATTCTCCATTATCTTGATTCGCAAAGAGATGAGAAATGTAGCCGTTCTCTAATTCAAGACCCTGCTTTAATTCGTATTCCGTGGTTAAACCGTGTCCCTCCTCAACAGAAATAACACCGTCTTTACCCACAAAGAAGAAGACCGAAGCAATCAGTTTTCCAAGAACAGGGTCGTTGTTAGCGGCAATTGTAGCCACCTCTAGAATCTTATCTCCGTCCTCTACAGGAACGGCTAATTCATCAAGAGCCTCTAACATACTCTCTCTTGTTTGTTCCAACTCCTCTCTAAACTCGTGGACATTGGAAATATCAATCGCCTTCAAGTAATTGCATAGAGACTGTGCTAGGACGCAAGCAGTTGTTGTTCCGTCCCCTGCTTTAGACTGCGCTTTGAAGGCAAGGTTTTGAACGAGTTGAACGCCCATTTGCACATAGGGGTCTTCGTGAGATACCTGCTTTGCTATTGTAACGCCGTCATTGATAACCACGGGAGGGTTGCCCTGTAAGATGGCTGTTCGTGCTTGGGGGCCAAGTGTTGGCTTTACCGTATTGGCTACAAGATTGATACCCTGTAATAACTTCTCTTTCACTTCATCTCCAAATAGAATCATTCTATCACCCCGTAGATTTCGGAATAAGGAACAAATAGATACCCGTGAGTTTTCTTCGCTTTCTCAATAGAATAAAAGACCTTCTTACCATTCAACTCCGGAGCGGGTGAATCTATCACAACCCCACTATTTTCATTCGTGGAGATAATTCCGTGTGTTGATTCATTCTCTTCTACTTGGATAACTACCCAATCGCCCACATGCTTCATACCAGCAACAAATCAGTATCAGTATTTATTCTCTCCTATTTTGAAATACGCTCTACCCTCTTCGTATTCACGAATGCGGTGTTGCGTTTTCCCCATCTTGAAGGAATACAGAATTGATTTGCAGTCTTGACAGTAAACGATGTGGTTTACCTTTCGTCGTTTCTTGTTCTTTGGATAGAACAATTCTAGGTTCTCGCTATCGCAGTGGTGGCATCTCAAGGAACCAATCCTCCATTGTCCCCTTGAATCATGGCGGCAAACTCCCAATTGTGGAACAATTCATGCGCTCCAAGAAATCCACCGGCCTCTCTAATCGGCCCAATGAATTGAGCAGAACAGATTTGACAGTAGACGAGAACAATTCTTTCATCTCGTAGAGTTCCGTTATGTCCCTCGTAAGAAACTACCTTACCAATATCTTCTTCTGTGTAGGTCATTCTACATCACCTGTAGGTTCGGGTATATTACGGCCTTGTTCTTTCTGTTGAATACTCATCCTTTCTTCTCCGGTTAAGGTATTCAAGTAGTAGATGGATAATTCGTTAGGGTTGTGCTTAACCCAATGCCCGTATTCTCTGTTCCCCAAAACATACGCAGACTCCATTTGACTTCCCCAAATGGAAATTGTTCTCCAATCTACAGAAGAGAAATAGGCCGAACCGAAAGGATGGGTGTGAATCCAGCAACGGATAGGAAGTTTGAGTCCTTTAGGTTCACTAGGGAAACCTACGAAGCCAGCAGTCCCCGAAGAAATATGCACATTCCAATTATCATCAATGACAACTTGGATTTCAAGACCCGTTAGAATCTTGGTAGAAGCATACCAAATAGCATCGTGGAAAGTAGTGTTGTGTTCCATGTCGGTTAGATTTGTAGTGGAGGCCATTTGTTCCTCGCACAATTCATCCCAAACCATTTCTAGGTATTCCCTTACATGCTTCCGTAGAAGTATCAAGTGCGCTCTCTTCGTATTTTCAATCTTATTCAATAATCTCTTTGATTCCATATTCAACACCTCAAACAAAAAGGGTTCCGAACCCATTTACTTCTTCGTCGTTAAACCAACGCTGAATCCATTCAGCACCGATACCTGCAACTGCCACCTGCATGAAGTGGACGGCCTCATTAGAACCATCCCACGCATCTCCTTGACAAGAGAAACTTCCATCGGGGCCGGACAGCAAAGTATCGTAGGTTGATGGGTCAGCCTTGTAGGTAATGTAGGCGCAGTTTCTACCCTGCGCTCGTAGGTCAATCCACGGGAAGCCCTGCGAGCGGTAGAGAAGGCGTCGTGCAGTCAAGTTGTCCACACAACAAACCACGAGGTCGTAACCAGCAAGTTGTCCCTCTGTCAAGATAGGAAACTTGTTCGGGCTAATCAAATGTCTGTTCTGCAAAGCCATGACTTTGAGAGAACCTACATCATCTTCGTTGAAGTTTTGATAGGCCAAATTCTTCGTTTCTACGGTGTCGGGGTCGCTAACGCTAATGCTGTAGAGGCCCGTCTTATCTAGAAGTGGCACAAGGAAACTCCCAATGCCGCCTGCTCCAATTATCAATATTTTTCTTTTCATATTTATTCCTCCTTCTTTTTCACATCGTCAAGGATGCGACGGAGAAAGCCCCGTTGTTTTTCATCACCGATGGTATTCGGTGTTTTTCTACATTCTAGGCAAAGGTCATGTTGGGTAAGTTTCAACTCTCCACATTCTTTGCATTTCTTCAATGTCGTAACTATAATTTTCATATCTATTCCTCTTGTTGTTTTAATAATTCTTTAAATTGTTTCATTGATTCTTTCCTTACCAATCTTAATGAGAAAGCCATCGCCAATATAACCTGTATGTGTTCAACTTGTTCTCTTGTTTTAGCAAAGAATCTAGTCGCAGTAACGAAATCATTACAATTCCTACAAACTCTATTTGAGTCTTCATCAAAAATAAAAGGTGCAGGGTTGTTTGATTCGTGGTCTTTCATAGGAGATTGACAAAATGCACAATTCATACTTTCACCTCATTACTGTAGTCAATACCCGCATCATCCATTTCACGCATGATGTCCAAAAGACCCTCCGCCAACCATGCTAAGTCAGCAGGAGTCAATTTCATTTTCAGTATTTTACGAATGATTTTATCACGGCATTCGCTTGACTTGAGTTTGTCTTCCGGCCCCTGCTCGGCCACATCTTCCTCTCCTTCAAATAGGGTTCCAAGACCTTTGAACTCGTTTTCTGTCATGTTTCATTCCTCCTTTAATTCTTCTAATCTTTTTCTAAGATAAGGACAATGTTCAGGTAAAGCGTGGACTTGTCCACTTGTTCTGTAGCCCCCAACATAAATAACGGGCTGGCCTTTATCTATAGTCATACGACATAGCCTGCAATAAGTCCTGCCTGTTCCTTTTTTCACACCGAAGTAAACCATTGTATTCCCTTTCCTTTAATTTCTTTTTCAGTTTTACCAATTAAGGCAAGTAATTCCTTGGTCATTACACGGACTGTTCTCTTGGAACAACCACATTCTTCACCAATTTCTTTTTGTGTCAGCCTCTTGTATTCAAGAAGACTTGTAATGTATAGTATTGCAGACACATAGTTGGGTTTGAGAGTTAAGTCTCTCTCTTTTAGCAGTGCCTCAAACTTAGCAAAGATTAAGCCGCAAGAATTAGAGAATGCTAAGTCTTTGATAGACTCGGCGTGTTTTTCTACAAGACCCAAATAATTCATTTGGTTTGTTCCTACATTACCAAAATGCTTCGCAATTCTCTTTGTCAATTTAGAAACTTCCTTCCTGTTTGAACCAAACTCTTCACAAACTTCTGCTAAAGTATAAGGCAGATTTCTCTCTCGTAGGAGATAAAGCGTCAATGCTGTGGCCCTGCACTCGTAAGTGGACATACCAAACACTCCTGCTCGGAAACAAGAGAGATAGGCATTGTCTATACGGTCAATGAGCGAGCGAGATTGTGTTAGCGAGGCCATGCACATTCTACTCATTGTCATTCCTCGTAGGAGGTGGCTTGACATCACCCTATCATACTTATTCACGGATTTTGAACCTACGAGTTTGTCTATAGAACGAATGTTATTGCCCTCATTATCGTAGAGCCTAATCTCCTGCTCAAACGGTTCAGTTATGATGACAAGTCCGCAATCATCACAAACTTGTTCTCCCAAGTGTTCATCAAAATGAAACGAGGTTCCAGCGCATTCAATACAAGGTAGCATTTACTTCACCATGTCTATTTTCTTTTTCATTGGTATTTCCAAATATCGGAATTCTACCTTCTCTTCTTTCTGTTGGAAGGAATTGAAGTCAATTGAGAAGTTCTCATTGGGGGAGATATTTCTCATTGTGGAAACCATCTTCTTTGTGTTCTTATCGTTCAAGCAAACAAGGACTCTAGATACGGCTTGGTCAATAAGAGGGGAATTTGATTGCAGATTATCCACACAAACTCCAACAAAACCCCCATCTTGATTTCTAAAATCATAAACTGCACCAAGTTTCGCTGTTTTGGCATCCAAAGGTTGTTCGTGGTATTTTGTTGAAACAAGTTGTCTTCCCGACCTTTTTCCCCTGTCTTTGTAATCAGTCCAAGCAATAACCCAATCATTCTCCATTCCTTTCACGAGAAGGATGTGTCTTGTTTCTGTAGCGTTTATTTCGTGGGAGAAATGCTTGACTCTATCTCCGTATTTTTCAAGAGTTTCTTTGAGAAGCACTTCCGCCCTTTCATTGACAATAGCACTTGTTCTATTCTGCATAAGAAAATTCTTCATCACCTTGATGTCGGAATCTCTTCCGGGTTTTCCAATGATTCTTTGGTAAAGATTTTCCGGGGAAGTATAGCACCAACTACCTCTTTGTGTCCCGTGGAGATAATGAGAAAGATACCCCAAGAATTGTTTAACTGTCAAAGTCCCCCAAAGGCCTTCACTAATTTCAATTGCTACTTCCTTAGAAGAAATCTGTTGGACATTTAGTCGGCACTCAATATACCTACCATCGTAGTAAAATGAGTAAGGCGCACGGTTAATGATTGCATAGTTTACATCGGGAGGCAGACTAATAATCTTGAAGAATTTATCACGCACCTCTTCTCTCGTGTTTTCGTTTTTTGTTTGAAAACAAAGGGCAGAAAGATGTCGTGCCGCCGTTGTTCTCGTCATTGTGTCGCCGTTTACGCGAAGGTTTCCTCCACGGTTTTCCACGAGAACACTGTATCCGTTGAAGTCAAAATCAAGAATATTTTTAGTATCCGATGTAGACTTCAAAGCGTAGGAAAAAAGCCCTTTGAATTTGTTAGCGATAACTTCAATGGTGTAGTCCATTTTAAAATTAGAACCCACGCCTTGACCTCTAAAATGGCCCCATATATCCACCTCACGATACGGTCCATGTTCGTAATAGAGGGAAACGCCTACTCTACGGTAGATGGGTGTTTCATTTCTGTCTCTTCTTGCTGAAATATCAATGTCTTTATAATACATATTTTCACATCATTCTAAATTTTGTTTTGTAATTGTTGAGGCAAGTTTCGTGCGCTTCTTGCTTAATGTCTTGCGCTGTGTAGAGGTTGCCTCCGCACACTCTACATTTGGTGGCGATTTTTCCACCTCTTGAATATTCTACATAATCGGGGTCTTTTGGCATAATTCGCACCCTTCTCCTTTGCAGTTTTTCTTATGATAGGCATTGAATCTATCCAATTCTTTGATGTATCTCTCAATGAATTGAGCAAAGCCCTCTTCAACGGCTCGTTCTATGTCAAACAATTCGCGATAAAGTCTACCATTTAAGAAATTCGTTGCTTCCTTTCCCTTGAAGAAAGTCTTTGAGGCGGCTAACGCCAACCTCATTTTGTTTTGCCCCTCTACAGAGAGTAGAGGTAGTAGTGACAGGACTACCTCTCTACAGTGTTCGTAGTTTCTGTAGAGGGGCATAGCGATTCGGCTACAGGATGAATCGGGACGAGTAGATGCTACTTCAGTAGCACCCTCCAACGATGGCAGGGCTGAGTTGGACTGATTCTACAGTGTCCCAATTCACTTCGCCAATGTCTGCTCGTGTAACCAACTCACCATCAATAAAAATCCAATGGGTCGGATGAGTTTCAATCTGTTCAACTACTTGAGTTGCCTCAAGCATCAATTCAGTGTGTCCTGTTTCATTCATAATTGTCAGTGTAATCAAAATATCACTCTCCTGTTTCATCTACCTCGTCTTCACTATTTAAGCCATCCTGTTTTTCTAAAGCCTCCGAAATCAAAGAAGATGCCTGCCTTTTTGTCACTCGCATTTCTTCCTCGGTGAATCCTAACTTTGCCATGAACGCCATTTGCTTGTCCGTAGCGGGGGCGAAAATCTCCCACAACTTGTCAATTTGATGTTGAGACAAAGGCTTGTTCGGATGCCGCACAATCCTTCGCTCAATATCTTCTAGATAAGAGGACTCCCAATTGTTCAAGGAAATATTCTTTCGCTTTGAATCGTAGTGTGTAATCCCGTAGAATTGCATTCTAGCGACCACCATGCCCATCTCTTTCTCCTTCCGCATCTCTCTTGACTGATTGATTCTGTCCTCAATCATGGCGTCTTCTGCATCAGCAATTGCTTGGTATTTTTTGGACTCGTAGTAGAAGTCGTCTAGGTCCTGCAAGAGTTTACGGTTCGGATAGCCACGAGTGTTGATTTGTGCTTTCGGGTTGTTAGGATGATTCCATCGCCAAACGATAGAAGCCATCTCACCATCCATAGCCCTCTTTCTAATGAAAGTCTTATCTCTCGTCATACCCAAATTGCTATCGTAGTATTGGCCTTTGGTTCGGACATTGATTCGCAAATCCAAATCTTTAATCTTATTGAATTTGAATTCAAACATCCTTCCGTGTTGCTCCCACCATGATTCCTTCTTCATGCCTTCTACACGAACATCAATCCATTCAGCAATCATCTCATCGGTAATGAATTCATCAGCAAGTCCGGTAGACTCACGGATAGCACGGATAATCAAGTAGGTGTTAATGTGGTCACTACCAACACACTCAATGTTCCCATTGACCGTATTTTGAATCTCAAAGTGATACTTTACAGGATGTCCACAAAGACACTTTCCGTAGCCTTGATGCGAGTTAAGAACCCAATCGGGTGCGTTGGAAGGGTCTTCGTAGTATGGCTTCCACCATACATTACCTGTAGCCAACCATTCTAGTTTGGCTTCATCGTAGTTGTCCGCTTCGGAAAATAGAACGAGGTTCTTCTTCAAGGCCCTGTCCCATCGTCCGTTGCCTAATTCTCTCTTTGCTTGAACAGTTTCGTAGTCTTCTCGCTCGTATGAAAGTTCAATTGCTTCTCTTGGTATATCCATCAAAAATCATCTCCTATAGTAATATGTCGTTGTTCTTTTTTCGGTAAGCACCAATTGTGGTGGATGCTCACATCATTCTTTTTGTTTGTCAATTTAATTCTAGCGCAGGAACGGCAAACATCCTTCCCGCAAGTATCGCAGGTTGTAACTGCTTTACTACAAGAAGAACAGGCACTTCCGGCAGGTAGTCTGCAACGGTAGTTGCCGTTCTCAACTTGTCTCTTCATTTCTAATTCACGCTTCGTTAAAATTTCATCAATCTTTTTCATTGTTCTCATTGGTCTTCACCTACTAATTCTCTTAGTCTGTTATGCAATTTTATTATCTGCTTTTGCATAGACTCCATTTCCTTTTTCATCGCTGACATTTTCTCAGCGAACAGTTGTTCAACAGAAGGAGATACCATTTCCTTCCAATCCAAGTTTTCGGTTGCGTGTTTCACTGAAACATCCACAACAAAATTCACATCTTTTTGTTTCTGCTCAAGATTCCAAACTCTATTCTCAAGAGCGGCCATAGCATTTTGGTTTTTCTTGTTAGAAGAGGCGACTGCACGACTTTCCTTCATCATGGACTTGCACTTTCTACAAACATCCTTACCTCCTTTACGCTCTTGAAAGGCAAGACTCCAAGGCTGATGTTCCTTTTTACAAACACTACAAGTAAACATCATTGTCCCTCCATGAATTCACGGTCTGCCTTTTCAAAGGCATACTGTTCTTCTAGGTATCCTTGTAGAATCTCATCCAACTTTTCCTGCATGGCATCTACAATGCCAGCGATAAGTCGGCGGTTCATTGACAACCAAATTCTGTCATGGTTGTTGATAACTACCTTCAATTCGTCATTCTCTCCTCTTGTAATCACAATAGGAGGCATCTCGTTACTGTTTATTAATCTAAATTCAACTGTTTTCATTTTTTCACTTCCTTATGGAATATTGGTGGAACAAGTAGGATTTGAACCTACGACCACTCGGTTATGAGCCGAGCGCACTAACCAAACTGTGCTATTGTTCCGTGGATGTCGGGGGCAGGATTTGAACCTGCGAACCAATACGGACAGGAGTTTAAGCCCTGCGCTTTTAACCATACTCAGCCACCCCGACAGGAATGGCGGGCGTAGAGGGAATCGAACCCCCATCACAGGCTTAGAAGGCCCGTATGCTATCCATTACACCATACACCCTAGATTTTCTCCCAAACATTGGTTTGGAAGTTTTGTCCTCTATGACTACGAACTTTTGTAGTCTCTACCGAAATAAATTGAGGACGCTTTGCTAGAAGACTTCGTATCTTATTTCGTGGAGGCGACCTCTGCCATTTGTTATTCACAAATTCATAAATCTCATCCAAAGTTAGGCTATTACCCAACTCCGAAAACGCATCTTCAATCATTGATATGTGACTCTTTCCCATGCTATCACAAACACACATCATCGTATTTAATTTATCCAATTGAGAAGCCATGCGTCGTTTTTCTGCTCACAAAGCGTTTCCAACTGATAGACTGAATACTCATCCGTATGTTTTTCTGCGATAATACAGGCAACCGTCAAAGCCAATTTCTCAATGTTTGTCTTCTCAACAAAGACTGCGGCAATCTTCTTTGCCATTTCTTCTTTCTCTCTTTCGTGTTGGAGAACACAATAACATGGCTCTTTGTAGACAACATCATGTGTGTTGTCAATTACTTCCATGAAACCGCTTCCATCACAATGACTACATTCGCAACATTTGTCGGTCATTCTTCTTCATCTCCAATTTCAATGATGAAAACCTTGTCTTTCTTCCCTTCTTCTACAATCGTCCATTGTTCTTTCATTTTTATTCACCTCGTATTTTACTCACAATAAATGAGATTGGAAACCAATCGGGGTTATCTCTGCGGAGCCAATAAGCAAAACTCCACTTGCCTTCACGGTAGTAGTGTCGGTAGGAACGGATAACGAAGTCCCAAGTGTGCTTTTCTTCGGGCAAACGGTATTCGTCTGCCATAGCAATAGACACAGGAGTCAAGTCTTCCTCGTCATATGAAAAGGTAAACGAGTCTAGGATTCTTTTCTCTGTTCCATGTGTCTTTTTGTAGCGGTAGGAATACTCTTTACACAAAGCAAGAGCATGGTTGTATAACCACATGAAATTAGCCTTCGTTTTCCTAGCCCAAATAGTGCTAGGATGGTTGAGCATGGCAGGCTTCATCAAGTAGTTGAAATGAGATTCTTTGTGAAATTCTTTCAATTCTTTAAGCGAAGGTTCACGGCCATGTTCATCCCAAAACAAGAAATAGAGACAATTGGTGTGCAACATTTGACAACTTTCAGTTGGCATCTTGACTATGTGCTTGTCAATCATTTGTTCCGCAGACTCTACGGGACAGCGAGATAATGCAAAGATATTCATTCTTGAAAACCCCCACAAATGAAACAATAAATCACCTTGTTTGAGAAATTATGTGGGGAGACTGCGATTACTTGTCCACATTTGGAACAACAAACATCTTTCATTCGTTCACACTCTCCTTAATAGCAACCCAAGCATCACAAGTGTAGTATTCAATAGGAAAATCTCCATGATGTGGTTCACTCATCTTTTTCACCTTTCCAATACCAAGTCTGTTCGCCCAATTCATCAAGAGTCATATCAAAGGTTTCGGCAATCACCTTCATTGGAACGCACATATACCAACCGATTTCTCGGCTACTTCCATTGTATCCGGAGTAGTTTTCCCTCATCCATTCAATAATTGGATTCATCAAACATCAACTCCCATAACATGGTGCAGTCCGCCTAAAGGCCAAATCGGTTCTTCGTCGTTAGCCCACACGCAAGCCATGTGAACATCAGCAATAATTGTCAATTCAATAATTTCTTCAATCATATTTTCATCCTCTGTTGTGATAATTGAAACGCTTTGTAAGAAGGCGTTCCTAAACTTCTCAATTGTTTGTAGATTTCTCTACGCTTCATTTCTAATTCGTAAGACATCTCAAGATATTCCTTTTTGAAATATCTATGAGAATCCTTTTTGATAACATCTTTCATTTGCATTACTATTCCTCATTGTAATTCCATTTAATTGAGAGAATGTTTAGCGGGGGAAGGGATGGAGGAATGAACACACCCCCGTTGCCGGTGGAGCCTTTTCCCTTCATTATTGGCAAACCCGCTAACACATCTCCGGTATTGCTACCTTAACTCCGTGGCGCAGGGCCACAGTAGTAGAGATTCTTTTTCGCTCGTGTAATACCCACATAGCAGATGTTTCGCTCCTCTTGTGGGTTCGTTGCCTTCGGATGTGGCATACGCTCGGTAGCGAGGATGAACACATTGTCCGCCTCTAGACCTTTCGCTTTGTGAATCGTAGACAACATGATGTCGCCTTTTCCATCCGAGGAGAACACTCGGTTGATTTCGTCAATGATGCCTTGAACAGTGTCAGCCTTCGTAGCAAAGATTCTCACACAGTTATATTTATCCTCAAGAGCATTCGCTTGATTCTGCTTCTCTGCAACGACCAAACGATTGTAATTCTTGGAGAAATCGGCATTTAATAAAGTGAGGAATTCCACACTTCCCATTCCCTTCTTCTTGAGAGCAACCTTGTTCACATAGTTTACAAGACCTTTCGTCATGTCCTTTCCAAGAATGTAGGCAGACTTACCATCAGCCAATAAACTATAGAACGCTGTAGCGAGAGGCGCATTGTAGCGACAGAGAACGATGTCATCCTTCTCCGGAACAAGTGCGGCATTCTCCTTCACCATTCCATCTTCCGCATCTTCACGATAATGGAAATTAGAAACATAGCGGTTGGCTTCCTTCACGATATTGATAGGACAACGCCATGTCAAGGTTAGTGGGAAAATACTCACTTCTCTATTCGTGGTTTTCAACAGGTCTACGAACATATCCATGCTGGAAGAATCAGCACCACGGAATCCATAAATGGCTTGATTCGGGTCACCGACTACGATACAACGACCGTCCGGTTCTACGCTTCGGTAAATCAGTTGCCTTTGCGCCTCGTTGAAATCCTGTGCTTCATCTACAAACAGAACATCGTATTTCTGCAAAGGAATATTGTTTACAATTGGACACCAAATCATGTCGTCAAAATCAACAGTCTTCATGTCCTTGCACAATTCCATAATTCGTGGAAGATTCTCAAAAGCCAAAACTTCGTCCCTATCGGAATCAAAGTTGATATTGTATTTGTCAATCAGTTGAGCGATAGAACGGCGGTCTTTTGCACCCACCATTGAACCCTTCATCAAACCAACCAACTTAACAAGTGGCACTGCGAAATAGTCTTTACCCAAGACTCGCTCTACAATTTTGTAGGTTTTGCTCTTGTCTACTTTGCACCATCCTTGTTGTTTGATAGCACGAAGTCCCATTGAATGGAAAGTAGCGGCATAAACATCTTCGGGAAGACGGTTTTCCAATTCACGAGCGATGCTCTTATTGAAGCAGAGGAAAGCCTTCTCGCCTTCCATCAGTTTGGAACCTTCTACAATCGTGAAGGTTTTACCCGTTCCTGCTCCGGCTTGAATAACCATGTGGTCTTCGCCGTGTTCCATTTGTTCCCAAATCAATTCCTGTTCTTGTGTTCCTTTTAGCATTTTTACAACTCCGGTTATGTCCGTGGTCGGCTGGCAGGCCTCGGCGGTCATGCCCTCGGTCGGTCGCCGCCTTTATATGCGCCTCCGACGCATCTGCGCTAAGGAATAATGCCTTTCTCAACATCCTAGTTAAAAAAACAATACTAACCTAGCCATTATTTAGATACGCTTCTCGTCATATTTCTACAACTACTTTCTACACACATTCTACAAGCGACAGGCTCGCAGTCCCCTTGTTTCTACTTTTTCTACTTTTTCTACCCCCCTCTCTATTTCTCTCACCCCCTCCCTCCCCTCCTGCTCCCGCACCGAGAGTATGTATGTATGTATAATATGTATAATAATAGAATAATATTAAAAAAACATTCAAAATGAACCAAATTCCCACATTTTGATTCTACTTTTGGGGTAGAATCGGGGTAGAAACACGAAAACCATCATATATATTATATGATATAAGACCAATTGGAGAATAATACCCCCAATTAAGCCGTAAATTATGTAAAATAATAGACAGGTTTTAGCAGAAGTAAACATATTAGGTTTTGGTATTCAACGGAAAACACTTTGAGGATGAAGGAAGAATACCCTGTTCCGCCATTAGGGGTGCAAGTCCCCCGACAACGGACACAAACGCAAGCACGGAGTGATACCATGCCCAAGAAAGCCAAAACCGACAACAGCGAAGCCACGGAAGCATCCGTGGTGGATTACGCCGCCTACATCAAGCGGCTGGGAACCCTTCCGGCAGTGCTGGAAGCGGAACCCAACGACCGACTTCAAGCGGCGGTGGACGATGTCCTATCCGGTGAAGAGAAGGGCTTTGACGACAAGTTGATGACGCAACTCATCGCTTCCGTCAAGACTCAACTCACCATCCACGGTAGCGACAACCACAAAGCCGCAGTGCCTCAGCGAGTGCGAAGCGCAGACCCGAAGCGACAGGCTCATTACGACGCCCAAGACGCCGAGGTGGAGCGCATTGTCTCCGAGAACCGACCCCTTGCCGACCTCCTCGTCAGTTTGGGCTACGGTATGCGAGCCACGAAGGACAAGGAAACCGGCGAGGTTCTCCCCTTCACCTTGGCTCGCCTCATTGAAGGCATCAACACCAAGAACCACGAGGCCAACCCCTACCGTCCCCACTCCAACAACACGGAAGGCCAAACGGAGGTTGAAGGCTGATTTTGTGGCCCTAGTCGGGGGGCCTGCACCCTCACCCCTTCGGGGGTGAGGTTTGCTACCGTTCCAAAGATATGTTCTCTAACCATATGGTTTGACACTTTGGGGCGAACCCTATTGAAACCTATGCGATTGCGAGGGTATGGAAGACCTTATGTCATCACTTACCGGAGCCAAAACTACAGAATACACCCTCCTAGGAGGATTCAAGCCCAAACACAAAATCACTTGGACTTACAGCGAAGAAACATCCTTTTTACAAGATGTTGAAAAACTTCGCAAGGCTCTAGGAAGGGAATTTTACTTGGACGGTATGTGGCGCATTGAAAACGGTAGTTTCGGAATGACCATCTCTGCCAAATCCACTATCTCCATAGACGAATACTTGAAACGGAAACGAGAAGCACTTGAGGGGGCTGAAGACGAGAGTGAAGAAGAGTGAGGAGAGAGAACCCATATCTAGACATATGGGATTTCCTCCCGCAATCGCTTCCTACAACCCCCACCCCCACTACTAAACAGGAAAGCAAAAGGAGAGAACAAAAATGAACAGAGAATTGAAAACGACTTTGCATGAGATGATTGAAAACGCTACTCAAGCACTTAAGCGAAACCATGAGAACGACGACCATTGGAAGGTTTTACTTTCACTATTGCGCTACAAAGCAAAAGAATTTATTAGAATCTTTGAGGAGGTGCAGAAGAATGAGTAGAATTATCCCCGATAATGGGTGTGTTTGCTCTCGTTGCGAAAGCAACAACACAGAATGGTTTCCCGTTTTTCGGAATGGGGAAGAAGTTGGACAAATTATGTGCTACGATTGTGGCTTTACGGAGTTGGAAGAATGAAGACATACAAAATAATTAGATTCCGAAATAACGGCAACTACAGCACAAGGAGAGTCATCAAGCGAGGCCTTACATTGGAGCAAGCAAAAGCCCACTGCAACGACCCCGCTACAAGCGGCCATAATTGGTTTGACGGATACGATTTGGAGTGAAAAACATGACCGAATACACATACGAAGAATTTCAAAAGAGGATTGAGCATTGGTCATTTACTCACCAAGTTGAGTTTTTGATGCAGGGTAATTGGTGGTGCGATGAAATTATTGCCTTTATTGAAAAGAAGTGGCAAGAACAAGACGACGATTTCAGCGAAGAAGATGTAGATACATGGGAATTATTGAATGTTAAACCCGAACCAAGAATCTCATTGAAAAAGAAATACGACGATTTAGACCTGCGCTACCATGAGTTACTACTGACCTGTAGCGAACAAAAAAGAAAATACGAGCATCTCTATGAGATGTATAACAACCTGCTTAACCAACAGGTAAAGGATGAATAAAAATCCCCAAACGGAGGCTATACGCCTCCTACGGGGTTTCCCAAAGTGCAACCATATGGTAGTATGAACTTTGAGGATAACACCCCGATTCCGGCCCCCCCACATGGGCCGGAAAAGGGGAGAGGAGGGCGGTTCAAGCCTTCCTCGCCTTGCATAACTGCGGGAGGTGGCCTTGACACAACTCGCAGGTGAGCGGGTCATGCCTTCCGGTCATCTCCAACTGTTGTGCTTCGGTGAAGTTGTAGGCCTCGTAAGCCTCCCACAACTCTTGGAAGAATTCACGGTGTTGATTTCCAAGCCTGTTTGGAACCCCGAAGTTTTCGTATTCGTTGTTCAAAGTCATGGTGTTGAATCGCATGAAGTCGTCCACATGGGCTTGAAACTCCTCCTTGCTCATCTCAAGGCGAACCTGTCCGTTGGCATGTTTCGCCATTGGCTTGTGAACCGTGTCTTGCATCTTGAAGGTGTGGTTCATCATCATGGGCATGTCGGGGGTTCGCTTGAAGATTTGGCATCTTGACCACTCCAACAACTCAAAGAGTCGGGAAATCATGTTGTGGAGGGAGCCTTCGGGGAACAAATCGCTGAGCATACCCTACGCTAAGGATTGCTATTATCTTAGGGTTCCTCAAAGTGCTACCATATGGTTTGAACACTTTGGGTCCAAACCCTATCAAGGCCACCCCCACCTTTGGGTTGTAGCGGGGCCTCTCCGGAGTAGCCTAGGTAAGCCCTGCGAAAAGACCCGATGATACGGACCGTATGAGGACGCAATAGCCAAAACCAGCCACGCACCTGCAAAATTCCTTAGCCCAATTCTAGATAGTGGCGAGGCTAGCATAAAGGTGGACAGTAGAGATGGGGACGAGTGAGCCGAGCAAGAGGACGAGAAGTTAGGGGACTGATTCAACATATCACAAAATAAGAAGGGAACAAACATGACACGCACAGAATATTATTGGACTTTGAAAGACATGACGGACGACTTGAAATATCTCATGCGATTGACTTCAAGGAGTTTCCGAAACCTCCTCTTCCCCAATAGCGAGGACAAGGATTATGTCCGAAATAAGTGGCTCTTGTTTGCCGAGGACCCACTCCGCTTCATTTGGTCTTGTTCCGAAGACAAGTTGGAAATTATTTCCGAATACATCCAAGAATGCAAGAGGGAATAACCATGAAGCAATACGGCAAGACTAGCCTTCGTTCACTCTTCCACTTACAGGGAGGAATAAAACCCACCCTACCCGATGAGTCATGCAACCGTCAAGACTACTACAAACGCAACCTACCAAACCAATGTATGTGTCCCTTTTGCGACCCTACAAGCGAAACAAGAAAAATGCGATGGAGGAAACTACCATGAGCCAATACACACCAAGAGGATTAATCGTCCAAAGTGTCACTAAAGTTTGCGCTAAGTTTGGACACAAGCACCCTCTCAAATCTTGTTGGGTCTGTAATGTGCAGAAACTACAGGAACGAGAACAATAAACGGCCCGTTGGTCATGCGCCCCTCGGCATGATAGCACGACCCAAAGACACAGGGAATGCAGGGAGAAGAAGTAAGGAACCTAGTGGGAAGGGGTAACCCACTAGGTTCCGACGAGGTTTGAGTCAAAGTCAAACCATATGGTTACATAAACTTTGAAGAGGAACCCCATATAGAGAGCCCTGTTCTTAGGGCATGTCTAAGATTTCCCAAGACGCCGCACGAGCCTTTGAAAACTTCCAATGGTTCAAGCAAGGTAACACCCTCGTTAGAACCCGACTGACTCCTCAAGGCATGGAAGTCCAACTACTCCTTCATGGTAACCTCATCGCTTGGGACGGGCCTTTTGGCCGCTTTGTCACTTGTGCCGGATGGCCTACACAGACCACCAAAAGCCGCCTTAACGCTCTCCTTGGCGTTGAAATCAAGACGGTTAAGGGCCAACTGATGCTGAATTCCCATCCTTGGGACGGGGCGCAGAGCCCCGTCTAACCGCCCTTCGGGGCCTATTTACAAAGTATGACCATATGGTTTGAAGAAACTTTGAGAGGCGTAGCAAAACCCTATAGCAACCTGTAAGCACAGGGTATGACGACCCATTCGGAAGCCTACGAAGCACGCAGGAAGCAGTTGGACGAGATGCACCAGCAATTCATTGACGGAGAGATTGACCCAAGCGAATACATGGAACAGAGGCTTGTTCTCGGAGCCGAAGTCGCCCTCTTCGCATCTGAACTAGAATTCATTGTCAAGTGGAACCTTGACCGTGAAGAGTGGGATTCCCTCTCGGACGAGATGAAGAAAGCCATGCTCAAGGTTGGCCGTGAAGCCGCCAAGCACGAGCATCTCAAGGAACAAGTGCAGGAGTGGCTGGGGGAATGCCCCGTCTAGCGCCCTTCGGGGCCATTCCCATACGCCTTACAAGCCAACCCTATGACCATATGGTTGCACTTTGGCGCACACCTTAAGCCGCCCATAACGGACGGCTTACGGGGGCCTAGCGGGATACTACGACCTTAGCGAGAGGTTTTACCCTCTCAAGCGTCCTCCTGTGGGGTTTCCTCCAAAGAAGAACGGTAGGCTTCCATGAGCGAGTCAAGCGACCCGTCCCACTTCTTGTCCTTGTAGTCGTCTTCAAGGCGGCGGTTAGTTGAGTTGTAAAGGAATTCCATGAAGGACTCCTCCGTGTAGTAAATCAGTCCCTCCTTGTTCTTCTTACGGAACAAGAAAGCCAAAACATCGGGGCTGGCTTCAATACCACCACGGACGAAGGCGATAAACGCATTCTTAGCGGCATCAAGGGTAGGCTGAATAGCGGAAGTTCCGCCACGCTCTCCGGACTTAGGGAGGTAATCTCCATAGCCTTGCAGAGTGGCTTGCGTTCGGCATGACCTATACAAGTCCTCTCGGAGTTTGTCGTCAATATCGGGGAGGAGGCAGTCTGCTACAGCGTCTTTAACACGCTGATTGGCCTCTTCACCCTCGCTTTCTAGTTGGGCAATAAGTCGCCCAAGTCGGTTTTTAATTCTTTCAAGGTTGCTCATGTTTCTCACTCCTAGCATAGTATCCCGCTAGACATCCCTAATACCTGCTCACCCTTCATAGGGTTGCCACCCAAAGTGCTACAACCATATGCTTTGCACTCCAAATTTTTATTTTTAGTAATACTATTCTAGGCTTCCTAGACGGTATAATAGTCATAAAATGTGCGTTTTTGGACTAAAATTAAGGATTTTTAGCGTTAGCATTATTACTACGGCGCAAACTTCGCAACACAGAAGTCTCCGATTACATTAAGTAGTTCTTACACCTGCGATTGAACAAGTCTTGCTATGAACGCCGAGGACAATATTTACAATATGTTCAATGAAATACATCAAGACCTAAAGTATGTTTTAGATAAGTATAACAATAGCAAACTTAGCAAGACGGATAACGCCAAACTACAACAAATAGTAAAACAAATACAGAAGTTAAGAATAGAAATTAGTAAAACATTAGAAGCGCAAAGAAAGAATAAGGAGCAACAAGACTTAAGCCAATACTTCAATAATTAATAGCATTTTTATCCTGTAAATACATTAAATAGTAGAAAAAAAGGCGGCATAGTGGCAAAAAAATTCCGAGTAATTTTTTGAGAAATTTTAGGTGGGATTATGTGGAAGAGGATTTTGAAAGAAAAACCTCCTTACGAACCAAAATTTGGAGAGCCATTAAAAGAGAGAATAACTCAATTCTGCGATAAATGTGGGAGATATGTTAGAATGCCCGTAGGTGCAATATACGGAGAAGAGACTTCTAATTATTGTGGGTATTGTAAGAGACAGAGAGAAGAAGATTTGAAGGCATTAAGAAATGCAGGATATGGAGAATAAATTTTAGGTGATATTATGTGGCAAGAAATTTTGAAGCAAGGTTTAGTTAATACGAAGAAAATCATGGAACAATTCAATGGCAATTATGGTCAAAGGGTTGTTGCTCAAGAATTTAAGAGATACACGGGTGAAGATAGGCTAGAGGTTGCCGGAGAGAAATTAGTAGATATTGATGTAAAAATGACGAAACTACAGGGTCGTGAAATTGTTTTAGAAGGAGACTTTGAATTAGAGTCGGGCAAGGAAGGCACTTTTGAATATACAGCAATTTCAGCAACTTATGGTATGATAATGAATAGGCCTTCTAGTAAAAGAAGACTCCCTCCTATTGAGGCCGCTAGAGCATCCGAAGGTATGCCAAACTTCCCTAGAGGGAGAACGGAAATTGAATTAGATGGCGAGACTACGAATAGAGGAACAGGTTCCCTAAGTGTGTTTTTAGGAGATATTGTAGACGCTGTGATGGGGGCCTATTCCGAAGATTATGGGGATGGCCCGATGGCGGCTGTTCCTAGAACTGACGACGATGATGGTAGTGTCTTAGATTTTGGTCAAGGCATGGACAGAAAGGAATATGACCCTTACGGATATGGTCGTGGATTAAGAGAAGATTTCGGTAGTCGTGAAAACAAGGTTAGTAGTTGGAAGAAGGTTTTGGGGGCGAGAAGTGTCGCTGGTGAAGAAACAGAGACATCCATGAAATTATTTAGAGAACTCAAAGAAGCGGTGAAGGAATACAATAAGCGAGAAGAAGATGCTGAAATGGCTTTGACCAAAGAAGAAATTGAAGAATATTTCCCAAGTATTGATTTAGAAAGATTGGAGGGAGAGGACATGATTAGCGTTCTTGGCCCATTTAGAGTTGCTAAGTTTGGAAATGTTTCGGAAATTGGTTTTGATTTTGATGAAGTTCCTTACGCTAAGGAAGGGGGCTTTACTACTGCTAATGGTGCTAAATTTGGTGTCTTTGTTAGCCTAAACAATAGGGTGATGGACAATCCCTCTATAGGTCAAAGTATGGTTGAAGGGCCAAGATTCCGTGATTTTAAGAGAGAAACGAATGCTACTCCTCAAGAGATAGCGGAATCAACAGAAGATATTCGGAACTTTTTGGAACTTACAGAATCGGATTTGAGGAGTTATCTTGAGCGTTCCCAAGAAGGAAAGGAGTTGTGAGATTATGTGGAAAGACGAGATTAGAAAATCAAACAGAAATGACCTCCCATTACTTGATAGATTAGAGGCTAAACTTGAGAATGCAAGAAGGTATTTTGTTAAATTGATTGATGAAAGAGATGCAAACAAAAATACAATTGAAAGGCAGGTGTTGATGGATGCTTTGGACTCGCTGGATAAGTGTATGGGAATTATTTCAAACGACATTGAAGAAACGGTCATGGAACCGGACTTTTGATTTTAAGGATGTGAGATTATGTGGAAAGATGAGATTAAGAAAAATATAGTTGCTAAAAATTCGCTGATGCGATATATTCAAGAAACTAAAGAGGAAATTGAAAAGCGTTTGGACTACGATGAAGGTAATGGAATCCGACAATATTTGGAAAAAATGTTAGAGGAGATGTTGTTTGCCGCTCACAGCCTTTGAGATTGTGATAAAATGTCCGATTGGCGAGCCGAGTTAGCACGAGATGGCGTTACAGCCAAGCAAAAGCGGCACATTTTTGACATTTTGAAGAACAGTTCGGAGATTTCCTTCTCCGGAATCAAGAGTGGCCTTACAAATCGTGGTGTGAAGCGTATAAATTCGGCAAATTTGCGAAAATATTTGGAAAAAGAGCCAAAAATTAGGAAAATGACAACAGTGAACGGCGCAGTTTCTTACAAATCAGTGGAGTGAGTGTAAAATGTGGTTCAACATTTTAAAATCCGTTGAATTAATGACGGAAGAAAGTGTTTTGAGCCGCATGAAGGGTGCAAAATCGGCTGTTGAGAAGGGTTATCCTTCAATTATCACTCCATTAACGCTTGTTGTGAAGAAAGACGGCGAAAAATTGGTTTCTTATACTTCATTTAGCGATTTGGGTAAATTTTTCTTTGTTGGAAATGCGTATACTGACCCCGATGAGAAGGGAAAGGGCTATTATTCATCGGTTATTTCGTCTAGAAATGCTGAAACGAAAGGAAAACCGAGAATTACCCTTTTGAATCCAAAAGATGAGAGGTCTTTTTCAGTCGTTACTGCGGTTGTTAGGCGTAATGGCGGAAAGGAGATACAATCTTACGATGATGTTAGTGACATTATGAGTGAAGAGGACTACAAGGCGATGTTTTCTACAGGATTGGCGGGTTTTAGGTATCCGGTTTTGTGAGGTGTGGCTATGAGAGTAAAAAACAGGCAAGAATTGATGGATTCTTTTTCGGAAGGTAGGCCGGAAATGCGAGAGGTTGTAGCCGAGCGAGATGATGTTATTCAAGTGGATGAAGATTCTTTCAAGGATTTTTGTTGTAAAAAGGCTCTTGGTGAAACAATTGAATTATTAGAGGATATTCTTGCCAAATATAAGGGAGGGGAGGTTAGACCACAGTTTGAAGGTGCATTAAACGCGTTAAAACTCTACCCCTCTTGTGATTTGGTCAAAGATTATTTGATGCAAATATCAAAGAGAAAGAAGTATGGCGAAACGATTCCCAATCCTAAAAATAAAAAAATAAATCCTTTCGTTGTTAGAGCGAGAGAAATCCTTGAGGATTTGGAGCGTTGCGAAGGTATGAAGAAATCTTGGTTTAAGGGATTGAAGAAGTAGGTGTTGATATGTGGAAAGATATTTTGAAAGCCCCGCCTTTTGATGCAGTTCGTTATGAGAAACGAGTTTCTACCCCACGGCAAATGACCTTTCCAAGTTTCTTTTCACAGGTTCTTGATAGATACATAGAGGATGCAATAAAAAGAAAGAGGATTCGTAATCCTTCTAAATCGGAAAAGAGAAAATATATCGTGCGTATTGGGAGCGATGTTGTGGAAAAATATCAGAAATACTTTGACAAAATGGTAGGTGAACCCACACCAACCGGCCGCAAATATTATACGGGCTTTGGCCCTAAAGGAACTAGAACCCGAGATGAATACACTCGTGATTTTACCGATAAAATAAAACAAAAAATGCTACAAGAATACAACATGGATTCTATACGACTGATAAGGTATAACCCTATCTTTTATCGGGATTTTGAATTTGAATTCACTCTTACAGACGAAGGAAACGCTGGAAACATGGAAAAGGTAGCGGGTGCGGTAACTACTTCAAGTGCGGCCCACTCACATCTCTTTAGGCCGACTTACGGAAATCGCCGTAAGCGCAAGAAGAAGAAGAAGGAGGACTCGGAATGAATTGGGCTAGCATTATCAAAAGGTCTAACACTAGAGATGTTTTTCGGGGTAGCGATGCAGAAGTGGGTTCTGCTTTCACCATTGAGAATTATCCGGAAGAGGTAGACGAGTGGATTTTTGACCGTTTGGATATTGTGTTGGAATTTGAAAGCCAAGACAATGGACTAGAATCCTTTTCAAACTCCTGCACCGCTAGTATTGAAGGCACTTTGATTGGCTTTATGGATGAAAGTGAAGAGAATATTCGGACGGAAAAAATTGAAATTAAGATAGATAAAGAATTTGATATGTATTTTGATATTTCAGTTGAGGGGGCTTCAAAGCAACAAAAGAATACAGTCATTATTAATTTTGTCAATTTTAGCATATCGGACATAACCATTGATTTCAATAACACAAAGAATAATTATTCTGTTGTTGGGGGTATGGACATTGAATTTGAAGTGGCGAGTGGTTAAACATGGCAAGAAAGGTTGAGAAGGTCACTGCAAAAGTTGGCGATGCTACTCTTCAACGAAGAGGACTCATCAGTTTTCCGGACAAGTATAAGAAATGGCAACAAGAGTGTAGAAACTTGGGGCCGTCAAAGGTTGGCGGAAAAGTCAATCTTCTAGCGTGGTTGAAAAAACACGGTAAGCCTTCTTCCAAACCTTCTAGAAGAAATTCTCCGAATACGGGTCTTTCGGGTATGAGCGTTACGATGGGCGTTATTGAGGGCATCATCAGCAAGCGTTCCAACGGCATTTACTACGAGGAAGATGTTGAAGCGTTTGAAGATATTTTGGACGACTTGGAAGAATATGATAGTGGTGGTTCACTTGACCCTGCTATGATTCCGTTTACAACTTTCCCTACACGAGATGGTAAAATCATTCCCGATGCTGAACCTAAGATTATTTATGGGCATTACATAGACTCGTATTTTGAGGCAAAGGGATGGGGTGGTCAAGGCGGGCCTACGGCGGAAGCCGCAAGTTTGTGGATTGGTGGGCCGGAGGGTGATGCTAACCCTCCCATTAAGCAAGCCATTTTTGGTGGCCCTTTGTTTGGTAAAGGAATTAATTTGAAGGACATTGTGGAGACTGCCATTAAAGAAATTGAAGCAGTTGGTTATGTTCTTGAAGTTAAGACGGGCCGTTCTCCTGTCGCTCTTGTGAATGTTCCATCGTTTAGAAGTAAGTTGGCTGGTGCTGTTCGTTCTTCTTTGGTTGATGGAAACATTAGTGTTCGTCAAGTGCAAAGCAAGATGAACGGTGTTCCGTTTAAAATTGAAGGAGATAAGGAGAAGTCTTTCGTTGCGGCTTATTCCAAGACTCAAGGTGTTGCTGGCGAGTTTGAAGCCTTTGAAGTGAACATGAGTCCAGCCAATACAAAGAAGGTTATTGAGACTTGGATGGCTACTTCTAGAGGCGTCAAAGAGCGAGACATTGTGAAGTCTTGGGCTGATATTGTGAGGGTTTGATATGAAGTGGGAAGACATTTTGAAGATTAGCGCAGGAGAAAGAAGCGATGCCGAAAGGTTCGCTGACCCCGAAGATTTGAACATGGATGATTCGGGAATGAGGAAGGTTGTTTTGGGTCATAGAAAGAGATTAAATTCTTTGATGAATAGGCCAAAGAAGATTGCAGAAACGCTAAAGCGGGGGCGTCATCCTGTTCCTCTTGTAGATGAGTTTTTGGAGCGTGAAGCGGAAGCCATAATCGGTATGAATCTTGATTTCTTGGATGAGAGGTTAAAGAGGATTGAAAATGAAATGAACAGAGACTCGCCTAATATGTTCAAATTGGAAAGAATGTTGGAGGCGTATAGCAAGGCTAAGAAAAATGCCTACAAGCCTGTTCGTGAACTTCTGCGAGAAAAGCAATATAGATTAGACCGAGAACTAGAAAGAAGGGCCGATGAACGCCGGAAAAAAATGTCTCAGTAAAATCTTTGAGTGAGGAAATAGCATGAGAAGAAAAAGTTGCTCTTTCTGCCAACATGAAAATGTTGATGCTCTAGAAAAGGAGTTGGAAGAGTGCCTTATCGCTTGTGATGATTTAGACCAAAGAGAAGGTTGGCGTAGTGGGACTGCCGCTCAACATCAGCGAAACCACATGGGAGACTATGTGAGCAGTAGCAATCCAAAATGTAAACTCTGCACCGACCCAATGCGTAAACAGTATGAAACGGGTTTGAGTGATGGTAAACTTGAAACAAAGATTGTGGCTGATATTTTGGAAACTTCTAAGGAGCAAATTCAACGCCACATGAAACACCATCTTGCCCCTCTTGTCCAAGAATCCGCCGCTACAATTATTGCCAAAAAGGAAGTCAATGAGGTGGATATGCTGGCAAACAACCTTACCGTGCTGGATGACAAACTCACAGAGATTGCTTCACGAGATGACTTGGATGCTAAGGAGTTGGATGCTTTGGTAAAGTTGGCGAGAGAAATCCGTGAGTCATTGAGATACATGATGGAATTCAAGGGCAAACTTGTGCATAAGCGACAGGATACGATTATTGTTGCACAGATGCAAATTGTTCAAGAGGTTTTAGCGCAGGGTCATCCGGAAGTTTGGCTTGATGTTAAGAAGAAGATGCAGGAGAGATTAGCATGAGTTGGAAAGAAGTATTGAAGCAAGAATTGTATAATATAAACCTCACCGATTGGGGAGAATACATTGAAGAAGTTATTGAAGGACATTTCAAAGCATTTCTAAATGTTGTCTATCTTGAAGGGAAAAGGAAAAAGGTATTTGAGAAAATGTATAAACCAACAGTCAAAGTTACTAAACTCGGCGGAAGGAACCTTGAGGCTACTGTTGTTTTGAGTGGCTTTGAGTATAGCAGGGATTTTATCAATGCTAATGAAGAAGGCACTTTGCCTATGGAGAAAATAGAGTTCACAATTTCTGCTACCTATCCAAATACTATTGAAACAAAGAGGACTAAACCCAAAGTGCAATTCGGGCTAGGTTATCCCTTCTTTTTTAATTCCGCAGATAAAAGAATATTAGAGCAGGCTCTTAGTTTTAAGAAAAACGGCGGTTTAGGAGAAACTTTAGATTTGATGTTAGACTGATGCAGGAGAGATTACAATGAGTTGGAAAGATATTGTGAAAGAAGACTACCCCGAAATTGTTTGGACAAACGAAAAGAAAACGATGGGTTATGTTGATGGAAGAGGCCCATACACCAAAGAATCAATTGCTACGGAACTAAAAAGGATAGGGACTTATGACAAAAGAAAGGAATTCATTTCTGTTCGTGGTGGACAAGCCCCTACTGAATCGGCGTGGGGATAGGTGAGATTACAATGAGTTGGCAAAATATCCTCAAAGCAAAACTAACTGAGGAACAGAAGTTGGAAACTGATGCTTATGTTGCATCTCAAGACTCTGTTTCTGTCCGAAAAGTTATGCAACACTTGTTGAAGAAACTTGGATTTGTCAAAGGTTCGGTTGTCCGAAGGAGTATTGAAGCATACCTTGAAGAGAGGTATCCGGATAAGTTGGAACATTGGCGGTCTTATTAGGTGAGAATACATGAGTTGGGAAAATATAATTAAGCGCAGAAAGGAATTAGGAACATTTGAACATGGAGTTCAAGAAGATAATTACCGTTGTCAATTATGCGGATATAAGAGTGACAATCAAGAGGATTTTGCTAATCATGATTGCACCCCCGATATGTTAAGAGAAATGGATTTTCAATTGGATAATTCTTAAGAGTAGGTGAGAATACATGTTCACCGAAGGCATGACTCCCATACGAGTGTTCTACACTCTTGTTAGATATGGTGAGGATGGGGCTAAGGATTACATAGATGCCTACCAAAACAAAAACAAGGGATTCCAAACATTCCAGCGAATTATGTCGCCGTTCAAGAATCAAACAAGAGCCAACATCAAAGGTTTATTGAGGCGAGATTATTTAGAAGAAATTGAGTCCGACCCATTGTTTCAAAATTTAGACAAAACTGCTCCTAAAATCATTGGAGAATTGTCCGTTTTATTGTATTTCATCGCAAATGCCATTGAAAAACCAATGGATGAAATGAGTAATTTTGAACTTGCTACTGCTTTTGTTGAAGAGAGAGATGAAACAAAAAAGGAACGGGTGGGGCAACTATTATTCAAAAAGATACGAGGCAGGAGCATAAACTACGCTAAAACGAAGAAAAAAGACGGTTCCCAAGTGTCCCCCGAAGAATTGAAAGATGCTTTTAATGAGATTTATGCTCCTTTAGAAAAAGAGATTGCGGACTTGAAAACAGAAAAGGGCTTGGATGGAAAATCTCTAGAGCAAGTCAAATCGGAGAATCAAAGCGTAATGAATTCTTTTGAGAGAAAAATGAATGCTACAGGACAATTACATACCGCTATTGTGATTTTGGCTTATGAATCCGAAGGTTCCATAGCCCGAAAGGTTGCCTTCTTTCCAATAGATGAGTTGGATGTTGGAGGCCAATATCGTAAACTCGGTATTGAAACACCTACAGACAGAAAGTTTGTTTCAGTTATCTATCCCGACCTTTGGGAAAATCTAGAATTACCTAAGCCAAGAAAAAGTTTCAAGGATACCGTTTCAACAGAAGGTGCGACTCCTACAACAACTTACGAGATTGTTCAAGATTCGGAAACGACTATCAATTACATTCGGTTTTTGGCAAATGAAAAATCGCAGAGGCGTAAGGGAACGGCTTCTAAACCAATGACTACCAAGAGACTGAATATGTTTCTTCCCAAGATTGCTGGTAGGCGTATGGAAAAGAAAGCATCAATTGTGTTTAACAAGAGTGGCAAAGCCTACATTATGAATTCCTACATTCGCCAACTTTTTGAAAGTGGTATTGATTTCGTCAAGAGAATGCTTCGTGGTGTTATTCCTCTCAATGATGAAGAGGTGAGGGAATACTTCGTGGGTGAATTGGGTTCGGGTCTTTACGAAAGATTGTTTGAGTTTCCAAATGCAGAATCCTACAACGAGGCTATCGCTATTGCAGAAGATGAAGATATTGGTATTGACGAAAATGAAGGAGCCAACCGTATTCTTGTCAAAGACAAAAATGATGTTTCGGATTTCACGAAAGAATTGGAATTAGACAGTGTAGATTTCCTCCAAGCAGAAATTGAAAGGGATGTCAAACCTTTACCAATCTCTACTTCTCTAACTCCTACCAATGACCACTTTCTACGAAAGAAAGGTGATGAAGGAGCGAAACTTGCTATTGAATCGTTCTATATGCTCGGCGTCAATTACATGAGTTTAGAATCTCTTTTGACAGAACAAGACGGAGAGCAATTCACCAACGAAGAATTCGGTAAGAAAATCATTGAAGTCGCTGAAAGATTCAAGAGAGAATTTGACCAAGCAGTTTTAGAAAAACTAAGGGAAATTGTCATAGATAAAAGGGAACTCTACGAGAAAGAATTTCCCCAAATTTTTAAAGAGTTAGGCTATTACGATTTAATCACGGAACGACAAGGAGAGTAGAGAAATGAAGATTAGTGAAGAAGACTTTGCTCAACTTGGATTAACTGATAAGGACATCGCTTCTGCAATTACAGAGTCGGTGTATCAAGCCTACAAAGAAAGTCCTAGCCTTCGTAGATTGAAGAAAGCCATCCGTGAAAGCATTCTTCCCAAGTTGGAAGAAAAGGCAGAACAGATGAATTTTAGAGAATCTTTGACGGGCAGAGATGTTCGGGGCCATGTCAATGCTAGACTTACCGATATTGCTTTGGCTCAAGCCCTTGAAGACTATGAAAGAACGCTTGGGGAAATTGGTTCCGGCAAAGTTACAGCGGTTTACGAAAAGCGAGTTGCTGACAAATTGTTCCGAGGTATTCTCTACGATGGGCAGAAGATTACTGACGAAACGCTACAATCAAAGGACATTAAACCAACAGGAATCAGTCTAACCGACTCCAATATGAACAGCGTCAAGTTTAGACGAAGAAAGGAGAGAATGTTAGAAGGGGATGATGGCACAGTCATTGATTACTTTAACAAGCAGTTTTCCGAAAACATGGAGAAGATTATGGAGGGTATCATACTCTCTGTTCAAGAAGCCTCTTCCACCATGAGAGATACAGACGCCTTCCTTGAAATTCGTGATGATATTCTTTCTTTCATGGGTGCTACTTCTAAAAAAGTTTTACAGAACAAGGATAAGATTTACGCTTATTGGAAGGGCATTTCCGAAAAGCATGGTGATGTAGTCAAGGCTATGGATGCTTTGCTAGAACCCGAAGAAGGTCTTGATGAGAAGGCGTTAGAACAATTCAATAAGGGGATGGGGGGCCTACGCACGGCTTTTGAGCCAATACGGGAGATGAATTACATCATTCCATTTGAACCGAGGTCTGTCCAAGAAAGCCATGAAGACTTGCTGGCTTTGGATTTGTTAGAAGCGTTCCAAATGAGGATTGGGCGCAGTATTGACGACAACGAGAATTTCTTTGGCGACATGGAAAGAGGGGAAGTAGACCCTACAAAAATGGAATCGGAAATCGCAGATGAGGTGGCTGATTTTTACGGTAAGACTTCCGACAGGCTAGACCCCATCAGCCGATACTACATCTCTAAAATGCTAAATGGTATCTTTGTTGATAGTATGAAGAAAGAGTCTATCATTGAAGAAGTTAAGGACTTGGCCGTGACTTTCGGAATGGATGAAATAGACCTAAGAAATTTGGATAAATTCTTGGCCGACATTCCGGATATTGCACCAACACAAGGAGATGTTTTGCTTCCTGCTGAATTCGGTGAAGGCTTCTTGACGCAGACTGTAAAGGTGGATGGTGAAGATGTTCAAGAGAAGAAGGACATCAATGCGGCGTATTCCCGATTCATGGAAGAGTTGGCGAAGGTCATTGAAACGGGTGCGTTTAGAGTGGGTAGAAGAGAAAAAACTAGTTTTGAAGTTGCGCCAATTACCGGAAAAGGTAAGTCTAGAAAACCAGCCAAAGAAGGAGTCGTAGAATTACAAACTTACTCTACATCTTTCTCAACAAGAGGAATGTCTTGGAAAGAACTAGAGAAGGGTCAAGCCGAAAAGGTAAACGCAGTTATCAACGCATTGAATGACTATCTTTTCGTCCCCATTTCAAACAAGGTTATGACTCTTGGACATTCATTTAGAGACTTGCGTAGAACCAAAGAATTCAAAATTATTTCAGTCTATGCTGATACGAGAACACCACAAGAAACTTCTCCCTCTACGAAGGCTGTTTCTGTTCTCTACCAAAGACTTGAGAGAAGAGGTGCTTCTGCCTTCCCCAAGAAACACTACACGAATTTGAACAATTTCATGGATTCGTTGAGGACTCAATTTGATTTCGGAAAAATTCGTAAAAGTGCTAACGCCGCCTACAGGAGTTTATCCCAAATTTACAAGAAGGCTGGACAAGGTTTCCTTGACGATATGGCAAAAGGATTCGGTAAACTCATCGGTGCTATCCATAGAAAGACGGTGGAAAAGGGTGTTATTGCTCCCATCCTAGAACAATACGGTGTCAAAGAAAAGGATTTGGACGAGGACTTTGACATTAGTGATATTACGGCTTTTACGGAACTCGTAGATTTCCTCTTGGAGAACAGGTCTGCTTTAGGGAAGGCCTTCTCTAATGACATCAAGAAATTGGAAATGAATTTCAACAGATTGTCCAAGTCAAAGGATATTCGCAACAAAATTTTGGAAGCGCACGACGCGTTTAGAATTTTGAAGGGAATGCCAATCTACTACGGTAGAGGAGATGTTTCGGATATTGAAGATGTGTCAAGTGTTGCCAATTCCATTCGTAAGGATATGGGGATTAACATTGTCGCTACAGAAATTGTGAAAATGGTTGAAGAAGTGGACTCTTTCGCTAATATCGCCATGAACATAGGGGTTACCGAGGAAACTGTTTACTTTGTGAAGGCTAATTTCCGGTGATACCATGTCTATTGGCTGGTGGGACATTCTCAAAGTAGAGGATATTGCTTTTGAAGAAATATTTGATGATAAAGGGAGGCCAAAGACCGGCCGTTTTAGAGTGAGACATTTTGGTAATGAACAAAGCATACGAGTAAATCCAAAAGAAATTACTCGTAGATTAAGGGAAAAATTAGGTAGAGAGCCCACAGAAAAAGAAATATCCGAAGCCGTTACTAGAATAGTGATGCACGAAGCGGGTCATGCCGCTCATTTTGATGCTGACAGAAGAAGTTTTTCTGACAGAGATAAATACGATGCAGAATATGTGGCTTTCATTAATCAATTTCCCGAAAGTCTTTATTTGGCTTTGAAGAATTTAGTAAGGCATCCGGATGCTAGAGAGAGAAAAAAGACAGACTCTATGCTTGAAAATATTCTAAAGGTAACTGTTTTGAAAGATAAGGCCAAGACGATAAAGAACATCCTTTCTTGGGTGGACATACACGCTAAGAAATCCTCGGATAAAGAAAAATTAATTCGTTTAGAAATGGCTCAAAGAAAGGCTCTTGGCTCTTTTTCTAGGGATAATCTTCCTTCTACATTGGGTCAAGCAACGGCTAGATATGGAGTTAAAAATAGAAAATTCCTCAAGACTTTGAAATGGTGATACAATGGAAATAACCCAATTCAACTTAGAGCATCAAATGGATTTGACGCTCTCTCAAAAATCATTTGCATATTTTTTTGAGCATGTTCTAGGTTTCCAAATGACAAACCACCAATTAGAATGGTTATCTCTCATGGATGATAGCAACCGTAATGTCATCATTTGTAGTCGTGGTCACGGCAAGTCTGTTTTCATGCACTCTTGGGTAGCATGGAATTTACTTTTCCAGCCGCCCCCATACCAAATCGTCTATATGTCGTCTAACCAAAAGCAGACGAATATGCACATGAAGTCCATTGACAAACTCTTCAACAATCCTATTCTTGCCGCTTACAAACCAAAGGGAGCAAAGGGTTGGGCCGTTGAAGAAATGAATTTAACAAATGGAAACTCAATCGTAGCCCGTTCTGTAAACTCGCAGGTTCGTGGTCTTCACCCACAGGAGATTATCATTGACGACCCCTTGAAAGAATTCAGTCTTGTTGGTATCCAAAAGGTTACGGATTGGTTCTTCGGTGACATGATTCCCGCCCTACACCACACGGCTTCTCTACGAATTATTGGAACACCTTTCTCCTACACTGACATCTATTCTCAACTTGAAGAAAACTCCCAATACCTTGTGAGAAAGTATCCATGTTTGAATGCTCTTAACGAACCTCTTTGGCCGGAGAGATGGGACTACGATTCGCTCATGGATAGAAAGGCAGAAATTGGTTCTCTCAAGTTTACAAGAGAGTATATGTGTGTGCCTATTGCTACGGGAACATCTCTGTTTAACCCCGAATATCTTGAGAATGCCAAAAACAAAAATCTCGTGCTTTCTTCTAGAAGAAGAGAAGGGTGTAAGTATTACGCTGGAATTGACCCTGCCATCTCTACTGATGGCGACTACAATGTGATTACTGTTTTGGAAGTAGATGAGAACGACAATAAATCCATCGTCTACATTGACCGAGCAAAGAATGTTCAGTTTAGAGAAAACTTGCAGAAGGTTAGGTTGCTTGGTAAAATCTTCAATCCGGAAGTTGTTCTGTTTGAAACCAACACTTTCGCAAAATCGTTTACACAAGAGTTGAGAAATATTTCCGACATCAATGTGCATGACTTCAACACTACAAGAAAGAAGAAGCAGGACATTATTTTGAATCTACAAATGAATTTTGAAAATTCTAAAATTCATCTACCTTACGGGAATGAAGAAAGTAGGAGAGTTACCACTGCTCTTATTGAAGAATTATCCATGTTTTCAATCACAGAAAAGGGCAAGTTTGAGGGTGTTGGGGCGCACGATGACATGGTGATGAGTCTTGCTTTAGCCAATGCCGCCACCCAAAGAGCAAGTGAAAATTTCTTATTGTTGGACGATATGGGGTTATTTAACGAGAAGCCATTTTCTCCATTTAGAGGCATACGAGGCTTGAATTTTTGAGGTGTAAGAATGGCAACGGCTCAAGAATTACGACAGGCTAGCGAGGCTTTAGAAGACCAAGCCGAGGCTAGAGAAGAGTCCGAGAATGATATTGAGGCTCTTTTTGAAAATCTTAAGCGGCAGTTTGTTGTCAAGTCCGAATATGAAATTGTGAAGGACTTGTCAAAGACCTACAAAATTAATGCTACAGAAGCGAGGAAAGCCATTCGTGATTTTCCTCCTTCCTATGAAATTTACAATCATAACATCCCCGATGTCATCAAGACCATGCGTAAAGAAAGAAGAACGCTCAAAGGGGAATACAGAGACAGAATGACAAAGAACATTGACGCTCTCATTGACGGCTATTCCGAACACATTGACAAGTGCATAGACTCAATCTATTGGTTATCTCCCTACAAAACCACCTTGAAGAAGATGAATTTCAAGGAAACCGATTTGAAAAAGTTGCACACCTTGAAAGAAGCCGGTGAAAGAAGGGAGATTGTAGATTGTTTGTGCAAGTATTGGGAAGCCGAATTAGACAGAGATGAATTGAATTACAGCCCTGTTTATGCAAAGATGGAGAAATCCATGAAGGAATCCAAAGCGGAATTTAGAAGATTGTTGAAGCAAATTCCCGATGTTGTTCTTCGCCAAACCGCTACAGAAAAAACAGAGAGTTTCATCCTCAAACAAGTTTGTGCAAATCAAGGCATTAGTGCGAGAGAGATACATGACCGTATGCCTTCTTCTCTCCATGACAAAAATTCTTGGAATAGCATTTCAAAGATAGCAAAGAGACTTGACATTGTTTCCTTAGAAGGAAAATACTACAAGGTCAATTCCGAGATTAAGAAAAACATTTGGGCCTATACTGCGGCCTTCATAGACTCCGATGGCTACATTACGATGGATAGGAAACACAATCCTAGAGTTGGGCTAGTGGCTACAGGAGATAGAGGTAAGGCTTTCATGCAAGAAATTCATAAGGCCATAGGGTTTGGAAAGTTGCATCTTGACCAAAAGTCCCCACAAGATACACGGCCTGTCAATCGCCTTAATTTCTATTCTCAAGATGATGTGTTTAATCTTCTTACCAAGTGTTTGCCTCACTTCCGTATGAAGCAAGGTAATGCTAAACTTTTGCTAGAATTGGTTAGAATCAAGAAAGGCTACAAGAAAGCCGATTGGTATAAACAAAGATGTGAAGAGATTTTCAAGTTGATGAAGTGGGAGAATCATCGGGACCATGTAGGGTATGACTTTGCCAAAGAGGGCATTTACCAAGACGATATTCAAAAATATAAGGACAACTGTAAAATGTCTGTTATGGATAGTTTAGAACAGATTGGAGGGATGCAAAATGTGGTTTAATATTTTAAAGATTAGGCAAGAAGGCCCCGAAGCAAAAGAAGGTAAAAGGTTGAGAGAAAGATTTGAGTCTTCCCTAAAACCTACACCCGAATTTTCTTTTAAAGGAAATTATACCTATGACGAATTCTACAATCTCTTGGAGCGAGATGTTAGAAGTAAATTAGAGCGTTTTATGAAAAAAGGTCAAAATTTGCTAACCCAAGAATATCGCTTATTTGTAATGGGTTCTAAGAGAGAAAAAAGAGAATTCGCACAATCGGGTAAAATGCCTGCTCCTTTTACTATGGACGATATTAAAGATAGAGTTACTATCAAACTCAAGAATGACCCGAAAGGCGACCAGCCTCCTAGTTATGATTACATAAATGAAAGAATTGAAATTACACTGCCTATCACAAAAAGACCAATAGTTGATGATTCTCAAAAATCTCTTGGTAATGCTTTAGATAAACTGTATAAGAAGTTTGAGAAGAATAATAAGCAGAAACCAAAAAAGTGGTATCAAGAATACAGAAGAACGGGAACGGGCAAAAAAGTAGAAAGTGCTTTTGGAGGTCATGTAGGCACATTTGAAAGACCCGACTTTGATGCTGACGACGAAGATATTGAATACTTCAAAGAAGCAATCATGGGTCATGTATTTTCGCACTTATCTAAGGAACAGATAAGAAGCGGTGCAGACCCAAGAGATGCAAAGTTTGTTGAATAAATTGGGAGGGGATT